GGTTGAGAAGGCTATCGCAGAAAGATACGGCAAAGAAGCTGTGGCAAACCCTAAAGCGGAATGGTCCGATGAGAAAGAAAAAGAGTATCTAACTGAGTTAAAGTCCAACTATCGCAACGACAAAGCAGAAAGTGAAAGAGTAGAACTTGGTGGCGTTTTAATATCACAAGAACTACTTAATAGGGAATCCGAGCGTTCATGTCCAACTTGCAACACTTATTCATTCAAATCCGTTGATGATCTTTACATGACGAAATTTGAATGTTGCTACAAATGTTACATTCAATGGATAGAAGGTCGAGAAGAAAGATGGAAAAAAGGTTGGAGACCAAACAAATGAGCAAAGAAACATTAGAAATTATACAGGGACTTTCCCAAGCAGCAGCCAACGCTTACGATGGCGCTCACATGGAAAACTATTCTCACGACGGACAAGCCCGCAAAGTCGGTCTTAATCGAGAAGAAGGAATCCCTCTTCTAGACAAGCGATGCATTGATGGCTTCAAAGTTAAGTTTTACGGAGACTCAATGATCATCAACTATCAATCCGACGTTAGAATGAAAGACTTGAAAGATAACGGTTTTGAGAACGACATCGTGAGAACTATCAACGAAGTTAAGAAGTTCTTGCAAAAAGAATACAAAACTATCACTGGTAAGTCTGTATCTTTGACTGCAAAGGGTGAGCCTCAAATTATCATTCAAACAACATCTCACGTACGAACCTTCGTCCAAGCTTACCAGCATTATAAGATTGGTGGCTTAAAGATGGATCAAATCGGTGCACCAAGTGAAGATACTACTAGAGACATTACAAAGAAATTTTTAGAGTTCGCAAAAGCAAAGCGTCCTCAAAATGAAAAAATTAACCCAAAGGATAATCAGAAATGAAACTCAACAAAGAAACATTAAAGCAAATCATCAAAGAAGAGCTTGACTCTTTACTCAACGAAATGGAAGAAGTGGATATGGCAAAAGCAAAAGAGATAGCCGAAGATACGAGAAACATGGGAGATATGCAATTCATGGGTTCACAAGAACGCATCAACTTTATTGTTAACATGTACTCCGGCGTCTCAGAAGCAACAGCCAAGGCTGCTGTGGATTTAATGCCTTACTGAGGATAGATGAAGCTCACCAAAAATGAAATCGTTAAAGAACTTGTAAAGTGCGGAAAAGATCCTCAGTACTTCATTGATAACTACTGTAAGATTTCTCATCCAATGCACGGCCAAATTCCATTTAAGACTTATGGCTATCAAAAGGATATGCTCAAAAGCTTTAACGACTATCGTTTTAACGTAATCTTAAAAGCAAGGCAGCTCGGGATCTCAACGATCTCAGCTGCTTATGTTGCGTGGTTTATGCTGTTCCATCGAGAAAAGAATGTTCTCGTAATCGCAACAAAACTATCTACAGCAACAAATCTCGTAAAGAAGGTCAAGATGATCTTCAAGAATCTTCCGTCATGGATGCTAATTGCAAAGATTCAAACAGACAACAAGCAATCATTCGAGTTGACAAATGGCTCTCAAGGGAAAGCTGGAACCCCATCAGGCGATGCTGGTCGTTCAGAAGCTTTGTCGCTTCTCATTATTGACGAGGCAGCGTTCGTTGACGGCCTCGAAGAGCTTTGGACGGGTCTTTACCCTACTTTGTCTACAGGTGGACGCTGTATCGCTCTAAGCACCCCTAACGGCGTTGGAAATTGGTTTCATAAAACCTATACCGAATCTGAAACAGAAATGAATGACTTCTTCCCAACAAAACTTCACTGGGACGTCCACCCAGATCGAGACGATGCTTGGTTCGAGAAAGAAACAAGAAACATGTCTAAACGTCAAATCGCACAGGAGCTGGAGTGTTCCTTCAATGCGTCTGGTGAAACTGTAATAAATCCCGAAGATCTACAAAGGTTGCACGAGGGTGTAACGCAGCCCATATATAAAACTGGTTACGATCGCAATTATTGGATTTGGGAAAAGTATCAAGAAGGCGTACCATATCTATTAGTAGCAGACGTCGCTCGGGGAGATGGTGCAGACTTTAGTTGCTTCCATATTCTGAGAGTTGATACAATGACAGTCGTTGCTGAATATCAAGGCAAGCCTGATCTGGATATGTATGCAGACATACTTTACTCAGCCGGAAGCGAGTATGGCACTTGCCTCTTGGTTGTTGAGAATAACGGCATCGGCATTGCAGTTCTTGAAAAACTAAAGGAACTGCAATACAAAAAGATTTACTATTCTATCAAATCAACGCATGAATACGTAGAGTCGTATCTTGCCGAAGGAGACAGTAGGGCAGTACTTGGTTTCACAACATCAACAAAGACAAGACCGCTAATTGTAGCCAAATTGGAAGAGTACGTTAGAAACAAACTAATTAATATACACTCCAATCGTGTTTTTCACGAACTAAAAACTTTTATTTGGCACAACGGTAAGCCTCAAGCAATGCGATCTTACAATGATGATTTGGTTATGTCCCTGGCAATAGCATGTTGGGTAAGAGACACAGCCCTCTCAGAAAACGAAAGAGACATGGCTTACAAAAAGGCAATGATCGGTGGTTTGATGAAGTCGACAACGACGATGAATACTCAAATCAAAGGCCAAAAAATTTATAATGAAACGTTCGAACAAAAATACGAGGAGGAAATAAAAAGCACAAAAGAATTTTTGTGGATATACAAAGGATAGAAAATGGCTCGCAACGATAGAAACCCGAATAATAATAAAAATGATTTATTTAAAGCTTTAACAAGAATGTTCTCGGGCCCAATTACCCAACGACGAACTCAATCCGGACGACAGTTGCGTCGACGACACCTAGACATGTATGCGAAGCGATTCCAATCAGCCTCAGGTCAACAGTTCAAAAAGACCGAATACAACCCAATGAACGTCATGGCGTTAAACATGATCTCAAACAGAAATCGCTCTGAGAGATATGTAGATTTTGACCAAATGGAATTCACACCCGAGATTGCATCATCTCTCGACATCTATGCAGATGAAATGACGACACACTCAGCGTTGACCCCAATGCTCCACATCAAATGTCCTAACGATGAAATCAAATACTTACTACACTCTCTATACTACAATACGATGAACATCGAACACAACTTGTTTGGTTGGGCAAGAACAATGTGTAAATACGGAGACATGTTCCTCTATCTTGATATGGATGAAGAAAAAGGATTACAAAATTGCATCGGTCTTCCTCCGCAAGAAGTCGAGAGACTTGAAGGAGAGGATCCAACAAATCCAAACTACGTCCAGTTTCAATGGAACAATGCCGGGCTTACTTTAGAGAATTGGCAAATGGCTCACTTTCGTGTTCTTGGAAACGACAAGCATGCACCCTATGGGACATCCGTTCTAGAGCCTTCTAGACGCATCTGGAGACAACTTACGCTTCTAGAGGATGCGATGATGGCCTATCGAATTACACGCTCTCCAGAGCGACGTATGTTTAAGATTGACGTTGGCGGTATTGCACCACAAGATGTCGAACAGTACATGCAGAAAGTTATGACTCAGATGAAGCGACACCAAGTTGTAGATCCTACCACAGGACGCGTAGATTTGCGCTACAATCCACTTTCTATTGAAGAGGATTACTTTATCCCAATTAGAGGCGGACAGTCTTCTACAGACATTGTTAGCCTTCCTGGAGGCCAATTCACAGCACAGATCGAAGACGTTAAGTATCTTCGGGACAAATTATTTTCTGCTCTTAAAGTTCCACAATCCTACCTTTCAATGGGAGAAGGTGCAACAGAAGACAAAACAACGCTCGCACAAAAGGACATCAGATTCGCCAGAACAATCCAAAGACTCCAGAGAGTTCTCCTCTCTGAATTGGAAAAGATCGGAATCATTCACCTGTACACATTGGGTTATCGAGGAGATGACTTGTTGAACTTCAAGCTTCAACTAAACAATCCGTCAAAGATTGCGGAAATGCAAGAGCTCGAACACTGGAAGTCCAAGTTCGATATTGCAGGAGCTGCAACTGAAGGATTCTTCTCTCGTCGATGGATTACGGAAAACTTGCTTGGATTGTCTCAAGACGAATACCTCAGAATGCAAAGAGAGATGTTCTCTGACCGAAAGTTCATGGCTAACCTTGAAGCAGCAGGACAACCACCTGAAGAAGGCGGTGGTGGTGGAGGCGATCTAGGTGGCGGTGACCTCGGTGGTGATCTAGGAGGAGGAGACCTTGGCGGCGATCTAGGAGGGGGAGACCTTGACCTTGGTGGAGATGCTGGTAGTGACACCGGTGCCACCGATGATGGAGAGGATGATGGAGATCTTCTTGCAGAA